AGAAAAGCCACTTCGGGTCCACCCAGACCCAGGTACCCAGCCACAGGCTGTCAAGAAAACAGCCGAAATGGAGGGCACCCAGAAAACGGAATCACTTCCGATTGGATGGGACCAAGTTTGCTCCTTCATGCGTCGATCCGCACATTTGGGTTACCTTGCAGGTACCGTCACGCGCGACTCGCTCACAAGAGAGGCCTTGCATCAAATACAGGCACGGAGCGACAAACTCGAGACGGGACTTCGAGGAAGATGTTGGGATCTGCTTTACTCTGCTCTCAGAGTAAGCATCAAGAACCTTGAGTTTGACACAAGTCAACCCAGCCAAGCCAAGGCTTGGAGTGGGTTATGTCATCTCATGGCATGGTTCTACACCACATCACTGCAACCGGTACGAATCGTCAAAGCTATGAAAGCTTGGGCGCATGAGTGCCAGCAACGTGCTGTGGGTCATTCAGGTGAAATCGGTGACAAATCGATTCCAACTCTACGGTCGTTCCTACGGGGATCATTGATCTCCGCACTCACGACCGAGGCATGGTGGGGTTTGGCAGGGATAGGGAGGAGCCTGCCAGCGCCAACTAGTGCAAAGAGCGTTCGCCAATCAGCCGCACAAGTACAGAGTACAAGGGACTGGAGGCGACGTTTGCAGCAGAGGCACACCACTGAGCCATCAGTACTCCAGGACATCACCACCTTTACGGCGGCGAAGATCGGAGGACTGATCGAGAAGGCACGCATGTCCAAGGAAGAGTTGCAAGTCGGGTTGACAAGCAAACTTCCGAACAAAAGCGCGTCACTTGAAGTGAGTGTTCAGAAGGGCGGTGTTCGCGAGCTCTACAAGAAGAGAGCGCTCCGTGCAGCTGGAGGGCTGCTACATGTCCCACGAGATGGGGCAACGGAAGCGATTGCTGCTGGGTTTACCCCAACAGCACTCGGAGACACCGAACGCGTAGTAAAAGAAGAAAGTCGGGCTGCAGACAGAATGCTGCAGATCGAGGCTGTCGTCACAACACTCGTGGCCGAGGACCAAGAGGCCGTCACCTTGCTTAAGGGTGAACTGCCAAATGGGGTGGGTCCTGAGGATATCGGGATCCACCATCCAAGGCCGATGTGGCGACGGGGAGAAGAAGGGGCTCCACCAGGGGTGAAGTTTCCATTCCCATGCCTCGCGCTTGCTCTTCCCGAACGCGGATTCAAGTACAGGGTCGCCAGTCTTTCTCCAAAAGAGCTGGTTACAAAGACCCAATGTCTGAATCGCATTCTACTACGGCTTCTGAAACATGATCCCAATTCCAACTATGCCCTCAAGGGATCAGATTCCATACCAAAGAATCTGAAACGAGCCCTGTCTACAATCTCACCTGACAAGGAAGCACTAAGTGCTGACTTGTCAACGGCAAGCGACCTGCTCGGTCTCGACGTTAACTACGCCGTGATACGAGGGGTTCAGATCGCGCTTGCGACGGCAGGAATGCCAATCCGTGAAAAGGATTGGGCACTGCTGTACGCGTCCGTGCAAGAGCAAGCAATTGTAGACTGTCGGAATCCCACCCCAGAACAACTGAGGTCAGCCCCGCGTACGAAACGAGGCGCGCTAATGGGTCTTGGGCTGGCGTGGCCGATACTGACAATCGTAAACGATTGGGCAGCGGCCAAAGCGCACAGACCAGACTGGGAACCCGACAATAGGATCAAGAGGGCATACGGCCCATTCGTCCTTTGTGGCGATGACATGGCGGCCTATTGGCATAGGGACGCCTCGCAACGCTACAAGGACAACCTGGCATCCACGGGTCTTCTGTTAAATGACAAGAAGACGTTCCGATCCAACACCGGCATCATCTTCGTAGAGAAGCTCTTCAAAATCGACAAAGTTGTCGAGGAAGTGCGACCCATACACGAAGATCCCGAGTCACCGAAGGTATTTAATCCTTCGAGGGCGACTGTATGGGACTACATCAAGCAGAAATGTAGAGATGGGAGAGGTGTTCTCAAGGTGACCGAGAGGTATGCCCACGTCCGGAGGGTGGACCGCATTCAATTGAGTGCAGTCTCCCTCGCCAAACGGTACGCGGGATCCGACTCGGACAAAACACCTGCATGGCAGGCGTTACCTGAGATACTTCAAGAGCAAGCTCGAAAAGTAGGGTTGGAAACGTGGAGAATAGAGAGAGCAATGGAGGTAGCAAGGTACCTCCATCCCGATGCGTTCAGAATACTGAATCGATCTGGTATGCCTCTCCACTGGCCGAAAGAACTCGGTGGGTGGGGATTGCCAGGTAAACCTGACGCACCCATCAAATTTCGGAAGGCAGCGGCAATCATTCTGACGAATGCAGAAGATGCTCGGGATGCTACGTTGCAACAATTTGTTGCCGTACACGCAACATCCAACCTACCGGAAATTGCATCCAAGACAGCTCTGGAGGGACGTCTGCTATTAGCAGCAGTCTCGCAGAGTTCCAAGCGTGACATAACGTCACGGGACCTATCTCGTTTGCCCGATGCGCAAGCTGAGCTAACTGCTGCGGTAGCAGCTCACTTTGCTTGGCTCGATGATGAAACCACACGGAAGAGTTCCGTTGGAAGAATCTCGAAGCGTATCTTGCGAATTGTAGAGGAGGTTACCAAAACATGGGCTTCTGTGAAACCAATAAATCCTGGTAAGGCCGTGGCAATGTTGAATGACATTGACACCCCTCTATACTGCCCGAACCAGATGATCACCGAAGTACTCAAAGGGCTCGCAATACCGCAAGACACTGTCCGTCTCGTGTACCAAGCGGCGAAGATGAGGGCACATTCAAACCAAACAGGTTTGGAGGCGCGTAACATCCTTCGCTTCCCGTGGGACCGTCATTTCCATCCGGATGATGACAGGTACCACATCTCGCTAGGTACACCTTTGAATCCGTTCGCCGGGCTTGCAACCATGAACAGTCAATCCAACAGGATCGACCGCGTCAGGGCTGCAGGCATAGCCACGATGGGGTTTCTGCAAGGTCAAATTGACCGTGCAAACGCCTCTTCGGAAGCTAGTGGTGACTCGGATTCGGAGTTAACCTCACAGTTTCAACAGCTGACAGTGTCAACCGCGTCTGCGAGGCCAAGTTCGGGGCCGCTCAGGAATTCTCCAACGTCATTACGACGAAGGAGGGAACCTTGAG